AAAAAAACTGGAAGTTGAAAGTAAAACCTCAAAAGCAAATCAAGAAACAAGCAACCTTCTAACAGAAGGAGAAATTCTCTCATTAAAAAGCCTACAATCCCTGCAGACCGGCGACAGCATTGCGGGCCGATTGATCAACACAATACTCAGGACTGGTGTTTTTGGGGTCGAAGAGATACAAAAACTCGGCAAGGCGACTGTCAATTGGAGAGGTAAACATCGTGCTCAATTGAAAAAATTCCTATTAAAATATGGGTTTGATATTGATAGAAAACCCAAAAGAAAAAAACTCAAAAACCTGAACTTCTAAAGGTTCAACTATGGAAAAGCTACTGATAAAAAAACCATACGACAAAAGTATTCCCCATCTGATGGGGGAACCCGGCAAATCCCGTGCCAAACAATCAATGAAGGATGAATGCGATATTAATAACATCCTTCGACAATATCAGAAAACCGGCGTGATCGAACACATCCGGGAAAATCAAGGTCAATATATTGACCTGCCAGAAGTCCCAGACTATCAAGAGGCTATGAACATCGTCATAGCCGCTGGCGAGGCCTTCGACAGCCTCCCCGGTTCCGTCCGTCAACGCTTTGACAATAACGCGGAAGCGTTCCTAAGCTTCATGGATGATGAAGCAAACCTCGACGAGTCCGTGGAACTCGGACTCAGAGAAAAAATCGAGGATATACCGGAAATAACGGTGGAAGAAACTTCCACTACCCCGACGCCTGGCGCGGCTCCGGAGGAATAAAAATACAACGCTTTTTTGGCCTTTCACCCGCTGAAGGCCCAAAAAAAGCCCCCGCGTAGCGGGTCAGCACAGTTCACCTCTTGATGTAACTGTGCTAAGTGACACCAAAGTGTCACGCTAACAAACAACCCCAAACTCAGAGGTTCAAATGGCCTACAGGCGTAAAATCAAGAAAAGCAAATCCCGACGCAATTTCACAGCGAAAGCTAAAAGCAACGGCAAAAATCGTGCCGGAAAACCCATGCGCGGCGGAATAAGGCTATGATATGCCATGTTACCACCCAATCAACGGCTGGAGATCAAACACCCTAGAACCTTCTGGAAAAAGGAAAATCGTCTTCAGTGCTTCTAAAGCCTGGATAGACAACCCTGTAAAAATACCATGTGGTCAGTGTATAGGATGCCGATTAGAGAGGTCTCGACAATGGGCTATAAGATGTGTGCATGAAGCGTCATTATACGAAGCGAATTCATTTATAACGCTAACGTATGACGAAAAACATATGCCACCTAATCAATCCCTACAAAAAAGAGACTATCAACTCTTCATGAAAAGGCTCCGAAAACATTACACACCACGAAAAATCAGATTCTTCCATTGTGGGGAATATGGCGACAATCTAGGACGCCCCCACTATCACGCATTACTCTTCAACCTAGAGTTCGCGGACAAAACGCTCTGGAAAGAGCATAACGAGAACAAACTATATGTCTCGGAAACACTCAATAAAATTTGGGGAAAGGGATACTGTCTTATCGGTAACGTTACTTTCGAGAGCGCGGCCTACGTCGCTCGGTATGTTGTTAAAAAAATTAATGGGCCAGCTTCGGCGGCCCACTATGAAAAGAAATCGCCAGAATATACAACCATGAGCAGACGGCCCGGTATCGGGAAAGGATGGTATGAAAAATTTAATCAAGATGTGTATCCGGATGATTTCGTGGTACTTAGAGGTCGAAAAATGCAGCCCCCGAGATACTACGACAACCAGCTTGAAGCGGCCTCAGAAGAGGCCTTCAAAAAAATCAAAATCGAAAGAGGATTAGACGACCCGAAGAGGGACGCAGATAATACCTACGCTCGGCTTGCTGTGCGCGAGGAAACCCAGCGCAGGAAAATGGAACAATTAAAACGCCCGTTAGAAAGCGAGGATTTATGAAAATGTACACTGTACTGGATAGTAAAGTTCAAGCCTACCTGCCGCCGTTCCTGGCGGCCAATGATCTGACTGCTCAAAGAATGCTGCTTGATGGGGCCCGTGATCCTGGCTCCCTTCTTGGTATGCACCCTGAGGATTTCCTGTTATTCATGATTGGAGAATTCGACGAACAATCGGGAGAAATCCATCCAGAAACCCACCACCTACTTGGTAAAATAACCGACTTCATGGAGAAGCCAGAATGAAAAATGTTCATCGGCAGAGCTATCACTCCCATAAATTCTCAGAAGTCCCACGCGCCGAAATTCAACGATCTAGCTTTGATAGATCGCACGGCGCTAAAACAACCTTCGACGCTGGTGACCTGGTTCCCATCTATGTCGATGAGGCATTGCCAGGAGATACGTTTCATTTGAAGATGACAGCCTTCGCTAGGCTGGCCACGCCGATCCATCCGTACATGGACAATCTGTATATGAACACGTTCTTCTTTGCTGTCCCGATCAGGCTAATATGGGACAATTGGCAAAAGTTCAACGGAGAACAAACAGACCCGGGCGACTCTACAGATTATCTCGTTCCGCAAATGACTGCACCTGCTACTGTAGGGCATCTAAACGGGTCTCTATCCGATTATTTCGGACTCCCGACAGATGTGGCGGACTACACCCACAGCACGCTCTGGCATAGGGCCTACAACCTCATATGGAACGAATGGTTTCGAGACGAAAACCTCCAAGATTCGGTTGTCGTTGATAAGGACGATGGCCCGGATCTGTCCACGGATTACGTGGTATTAAAAAGAGGCAAGCGGCATGATTATTTCACGTCCTGCCTCCCGTGGCCTCAAAAGGGAACCTCGGTGGCTCTTCCGCTTGGTACCTCGGCTCAGGTACACCACAATACTGCCGATCTGAGCGCAATCGCGGTGTACAGTGATGTTCATTCGGCCTATCACGCGATGGATGCGGCTGCGACCACTCTACGAGGAAGCGCGACCACTGGCGCAGCGGGAAATGCTCTTTATGCTGATCTGTCCACGGCTACGGCCGCAACGATTAATCAGTTGCGACAGGCCTTCCAAATTCAAAAACTCTATGAGCGGGATGCGAGAGGCGGAACCCGCTACACGGAAATAATTAAATCCCACTTCGGGGTGACGTCCCCCGATGCCCGGCTTCAGAGGCCGGAATACTTGGGAGGCGGGCAGGCTATGATAAATGTTGCCCCGGTTGCTCAGACTTCTTCCACGGATGGAACCTCCCCACAGGGGAATCTGTCAGGCTTCGGTACTGCGGGTGTTCAAGGACACGGCTTTAATAAGTCGTTCACGGAACATTGCGTGCTGATCGGACTGGTCTGTGTAAGGGCTGATTTGTCATACCAGCAGGGACTAAACAGGATGTTTAGCCGCTCAACAAGGTGGGATTACTACTGGCCGGCGCTCGCTCATATTGGCGAGCAAGCCGTGCTCTCAAAAGAAATCTACCTCGACAACACTGCCGGAGATGCTGACGTCTTCGGCTATCAAGAAAGGTTTGCGGAATATCGCTACAAACCTTCTCAAATCACCGGACAATTCCGGTCAAACTTCGCTCAAACCTTGGACACCTGGCACCTGGCCCAGGATTTCTCGGCCAGGCCGGTACTTAACGCGGCTTTCATAGCGGAAAATCCACCTGTCGATAGGGTTATCGCGGTTCCAACATCACCGCACCTAATATTCGACTCGTACATGGAACTCAAATGTGCGCGCCCAATGCCTCTGTATGGCGTTCCTGGGCTAATTGACCACTTTTAAGGGGGTACACTATGGGACTCTGGGAGAGTACCGGCGGAGTGGTTGGAGGCCTGATCGAGCGTGATTGGGATAAGCGCGATACTGTTGTCGATCAAAATTTCGAGCGTGAAATGGTCGGTAGACAAGAAGAATTCCAAACAACTTCGGCAACTACCGCTCACATGCGTAACCAAGAAAATATGAATATTGCGCATGAACGAAATTTGACTGCGGACCACTTCAAGCATAAGCGGAACATGGAGGGGATGAAGGCCGCGGGCCTTAATCCGATACTCGCGTATCAGCAAGGGGCCAAAGGTCTTCCTGGCGCGAGTAGCGCCAGCTCTGCTTCACCCTCTGGTTCAAAAGGTTCAGCCAGAGGTACTAAAAAAACAAGCCTTGGGTCTCTTGGACTCCAAGGCATACAAACTTCCATGAACATGGATGTAGCGAAAGCAAACATCAAACAAATAGACAGTCAAACGGAATTAAATTCCGCAAAAAAACTGGAAGTTGAAAGTAAAACCTCAAAAGCAAATCAAGAAACAAGCAACCTTCTAACAGAAGGAGAAATTCTCTCATTAAA